AAGTGCCCAAAGTAAAAATCAGCGAATACTCGCAAACCGCTGCCAATAATACTGACATCAACAGTATTAACCTTGCAGAAGGTATGCTGCCTTCGGATGTAAATAACGCCATCCGTGAGTTGATGAAGCAACTCAAAGACTTCCAAGTCGGCGCTCAGGGCGACCCGCAGACCGTAGGTGGAAATCTAGTTGTCAGCGGAACATCTAACTTGGTCGGCACAGCTACGATTGACGGTCTGATATTCCCCACATCTGATGGCACTAACGGGCAGTTCATCAAAACCAATGGCTCTGGAACGCTGTCTTTTGCTTCTGCGGGAACAGGAGATGTGACCACCACCGGAACCCAGACCCTGACCAACAAGACGCTGACCGACCCAGCAATCATTGGCGCAATCGCTGAAGACGTATATACCATCTCTGATGGCGCTGCATTTGAGATCGACCCCGGTAACGGTACTATCCAACTCATCACCTTGGGTGCGAGCCGTACTCCCAAGGCTACGAACTTCGCTGCTGGCGAGTCTGTAACGCTGATGGTCGATGATGGTACTGCTTACACGCTAACGTGGACAGATTCAACCTTTGGTGGCTCTGGAGTGGTGTGGAAGACCAACGGTGGTGTTGCACCGACTCTGAACACCTCTGGATATACTGTAATCACCCTGTGGAAGGTATCTACACAGGTCTATGGCGCTCGTGTTGGTGACGCTTAATGGGTCGTTTTAGAGACTTGAGTGGTGAGCGGTTTGGTAGGCTTTTGGTCTTACAAAAGAACGGCTATAACAAACACCACCAGTTATATTGGTTGTGCGAGTGCGACTGTGGAAATCGCAAGAACGTGCTTGGGTTTGTTTTGGGTCGTGGTGAGTGTCAGTCTTGCGGTTGTTTACATAAAGAAAAAATGACTGAAATTTTCAAAACACACGGAAAGTCAGGATCTCCAATATATGCAATTTGGAGAGCAATGATGCAAAGGTGTTATGACAAAAATAGTCACGCCTACGACAGATATGGTGGTCGCGGAATCAATGTTTGTAATAAATGGCAGACATTTGAAGGATTCTACGAAGACATGGGCGACAAACCTAAAGGCAAATCGTTAGAGCGATTAGATAATGATGGAGATTACTGTCCAGAAAATGTGGTTTGGGCAGATGCAAAAGCACAGGCTAATAACAAGCGAAGTAATGTAATCCTAGAACACAATGGAAAGAAACAGACTATGCAGCAATGGTGCGATGAACTAGACCTTAAAATTGGAACGGTATGGGCCAGACTCAATGTGTATGGGTATAGCGTAGCCAAAGCACTTACACCCGGATGGAGGGCTAAAAATGCTTAGTAAAAAGGCTTTGAGTGCTACGGCTGGAGCACCTAAGTTATATGTGGAAGACGTCATGTCCACCTACCTTTATTCTGGTACTAGTGCTACACAGACTATTACCAACAGCATTGATTTGTCCACCAAGGGTGGGATGGTTTGGTTAAAAAACCGTGGAAGTACAAGTGATAATGGTATTTACGACACAACTCGCGGCGCAAACAATGTTATTTATGCAAACTTAACAAATGCACAGTCAACCTTAGCAAATTCTTTGACGGCGTTTGGAACTACTGGTTTTACATTAGGAACAGACAGTACATATAATTTTTCTGCTGATACTTTAGTTTCTCGGACATTCCGCGAGCAGCCCAAGTTCTTTGATGTGGTGACGTATACGGGCCAAGCAGGAAGTACCAAAACAATCAATCATAACCTTGGGTCTGTTCCCGGTTGTATTATTGTTAAGTCTACAACACAAGCTAGTACAAATTGGTATGTATGGCATCGCAGCATATCTACAAAGCGTTTAATATTAAATTCTACTGCGGCACAAGATGACGGTGCAGATATTTTTGGAAATGGTACTTCTGTCATACAGCCTACAAGTACACAATTTACCGTTGCTAATAACTCTGAAGTTAATGACACTGGTCAAACTTACGTTGCCTACCTCTTCGCCCACGATGCTGGTGGCTTTGGTCTTGCTGGCGATCAGAATGTGATTAGTTGTGGTTCGTTTACTACTGACGGCTCTGGCACCGCGACTGTGGATCTTGGATGGGAGCCTCAGTTTATTATTAGAAAAGGGTCAACAATAGCAAGCAATTGGGAAATGTACGACAATATGCGCGGCATCGTAGCAGCGTCTTCATCTCAAACAGCCGCTCGTTTGTCTGCAAATCTTAGTGATGCAGAGGGAAGTTCACCTCAAATTTCAATAAACTCTACGGGATTTGCAATAACCAGCGGCGCAACGTCGCAAACATTTATCTACATCGCCATTCGCCGTGGGCCGATGAAAACGCCTACGAGCGGGACGAGTGTCTATGAAGGAACTGTCAGAACAGGAACAGGCGCAACTGCTTCCATTACTGGACTATCGTTTCCTCCTGATTTTGTTATTACCAGAAATCGTCCTGCGAACTTAAATAGTAACTGGGCATTTTTTGACAAACTTCGCGGAACAACTAAGTATTTAATTTCTAATTCAACAACCGCTGAAACTACTGGCGCCACTTCATTAACATCGTTTAATCAGGCTGGAGAAACTTTTGGCGATTCTGGAATTGTAAATGGTAACGGAGATAGTTATATCAACTATCAAATGCGCCGCGCCCCCGGCTTCTTTGATGTGGTCTGCTATACAGGCAACGGATCTGCTAGAACAATAACTCACAATCTTGGGGCAACTCCAGAGTTAATGATTGTAAAAAGCAGATCTTCATCTTCCTATGTTTGGGCTGTTTACAACTCATCTGTTGGCGCTACAAAGTACCTTCGTCTTAATTCAAATATTGGATCGGCAACAGAATCAAACATTTGGAACGACACAGCGCCAACATCGTCTGTGTTTACAGTAGGAACCGGAGCAACAGTTAATGAAAATAGTGGCACATACGTTGCCTACCTCTTTGCCTCTGTATCCGGTGTCAGCAAAGTAGGCTCTTACACAGGCAACGGTTCATCCGTAACTGTCACCACAGACTTTCAGCCAAGGTTCATCCTCGTAAAAAGGACTGACTCTAATGGCAACTGGATTGTGAGTGACTCTGCTCGTGGCTTAGTTTCTGGTAGTGATCCATACTTGCTCTTGAACGATACTGCGGCAGAGGACACAGACGAGGATTGGGTAGACATTACATCAACCAGTTTTACTGTAAACCAGACAACTGCGGCTAATGCCAACGTCAATACTGGAACCTACGTCTACCTGTGTATTGCGTAGACTTTTATAACTAAGGAGTAATCATGTATAGAGTACGTTCAACTGGCGAAGTCTTATCTCAAGGACAAGTCAGGAGTCTTTATCCCAACACATCCTTCCCTAGCCAATGGACACCTGCGCTGGTAGAGGAACTCGGACTAGACCCAGTATTTGAGTCACCGACACCCACTACCACTCGCTACCAGACTGCCTTCAAAGACGGTGTAGAGCAGGACGCACAAGGTCGTTGGCTGTGGAAGTGGTCTATCTCTGAGATGGATGACGATGCCAAGGCCGCTAAAGATGCAGAAGCAGCCAAGTCTGTCAGGGCAGATCGTGACAAACGCTTGGCAGAGTGTGATTGGACACAACTTAGTGACTCGCAAGTAGATAAGGCTGTCTGGGCCACCTACCGTCAAGAACTTAGAGATGTGCCTGCACAGACTGGTTTTCCCTATGACATCACTTGGCCTAGCAAACCATGACCACAGAAGCCACTAAACAAGCCGTAGACGCTGTTTCTGTTGTGACTGTGGTGGGGACCTTGGCAGATGTGCTTCCAGCCATTGCAGCCCTGTTTACGATCATTTGGACGGGTTTTCGTATATACGAATTGCGTACGATTCAAGACTGGCTAAAGCGTAAAAAATGACCACCATCGCTGCTCGCGCTTCTACGGGAGAAATTGCCGCAGATAGCATGGTCAGCGGCGATGATTCCTTTTATCTCGTGCAAAAACTGAGACTTGGCAAGGGTTCTATATACGGGGCTTGCGGAGATTGGGATAAATGCTTGAAAATGCTACAAGTATTGGAGTCCGGTGGAGAACTGGACTCCGATACCGATGTGACCGTTCTTGAGCTTCGAGCTGATGGCCTGTGGATCTATGAGGGGACCATCATCCCGGCGCGTATTAAGAACGATTTTTGGGCCATAGGAACCGGAGCAAATTTCGCCATAGCGGGGATGCACTTAGGTCTATCTCCAGCCGAGGCTGTAAAACTTGCTTGTCAGTACGACACCAGTTCCCATGAACCCGTAGACCAAATGCGCTTGGGGGGTGTTCGTGGCAGGAAAAAAAGTATCGGATGAGTCAATAATTGAGGCTCTAAAAAGACTTGGCAGTCCAGCTCATGCGGCTAAAGAGTTGGGCATGGATGTCACCAACGTCTATAAAAGACGCGACATTATCCAAAAGCGTTACGGGATAAGCCTCCCTAGTTTTAACGCTACTCAGGACTCGGTTGTAAAGACAATCATCCCTGAGAACAAACGAATCATTGAGCATCAGGTAGACAATGGTCATGTTTTCATAGCGTCCGATTGTCACTACTGGCCCGGAGAGGTCACGGTTGCACACAAAGCATTTGTGGCGCTCCTGAAGGAATTTAAACCCACCACGATCATCCTTAACGGCGATGTGTTTGACGGTTCTAGAATTAGCCGACACGAGCCTCTGATGGGAACCAACCCTCCTACCCCTAAGCAGGAAATAGAAGCCTGTCAGGATCGACTAGATGAGATCAAAAACGCTAGCAAGAACGCTCGTTGCTTCTGGACTTTTGGTAATCACGATGTCCGGCTGCACCGCTATATTGCTATCAACGCTACTGAGCTCTCCGACTTCCCAGACCTCTTCTCCTACTTCCCGGGCTGGTACACAGGCTGGAGAGTAGACATAAACGATAGCGTGATCGTAAAACATAGATGGCATAACGGAGTCCACGCTACTTATAACAATACTTTGAAAAGCGGCAAAACTTTAGTAAGCGGTC